CCAGACGATCAGGCCGAACTCGCTCGCGGTGCGCAGGTCGAACACGTCTCGGATCCACCCCTCCCAGAACTGCGTCTGGTTGGCGTCGTACCACGCCTTCTTGTCGGCGAGCAGCGACTGCAGGTTCTCCGCCTTCTCGTACTGCCAGAGCAGCGCCCGCAGCAGGTCGACCGAGAAACTGAACTCCTGGATCGTCGTCATGCGATGACGACCGTGATGTAGCTGAGCTGGGTGTGGGCGATCTGGTTTATGCCGATCGCGATCGGAGCGGTGGAATAGGACACCGGGGATAACCGGCTGATCTCGACCTTCGAGATGTAGTAGCCCGGCTGCTCGGCCATGACCGCCCCCGCGATTTCGAAGGGCGACACGTCGGCGCCGACGACGAAGCCAGCCAGGCCGTCGATGTCGCCGGCCGCGTAGTCGAGGATCGCCTTGGTGATGTTCCCGGCGTCGCCGTTGGTGGTGGTGACCTTGATCAGGACGCCGATCACCTCCGGGCGGTCGAACTGGACCGCGTAGGACTGCCCGCTGGCGGGCTCGACCACCGAGACGTTGGTGCCGCCGTTCCAGGCGCACCCGGAGCTCTTGTTCTCCAGCAGCGCCGCCGCCACGTCCGTATCGGAGCCGCCGTCGACGCAGGCGTAGATGGAATGGCCGACCATGCTGATCCCGTCGATCACCTGGGTCGTCGCCGCCACGTTCTCGCGGAACGCCAGGCTGCGGACGCCCTCCACGTTGTAGAGGGCCGAGGTGATCGCCTCGGCCAGCGCCACGCCCTGGAAGGCGAGCGTGTTGCGGCGGAGGGCCCGGGCCGCCTGGTCGGACTGGACGGCCGATCCGAGAACTCCCGCATTCGGGTTGGTCACGGTCTCCCAGCCGAGGATGCCGGAGACGACCGTCGTGAGGTCGCCCGCCCCGCAGGGGACCGGGCCGTATTCCACGGCCGCGAAGTCGACTGTTGCGGAGCCGGCGCCGTCGAGGGTGACGGTGGACAGCGAGGCGAAGCGGTCCCCGGCGGCGGTGGCCGCCAGCGCCCCGGCGGCGATCACCGTCCCGGCCACGCCGGAGAGCGTGACGGCGGGGACCACGGTCTTCGTGGCCGGCGTCCGCTGCATGCCGGTGAGGGCCATGATCGCGTCGAGGAAAACGCCGCCCGCGACGTTGGGGTTGATCTGGTTCGCCAGATCGGCGTTGTTGCGCACCACCTCGGCGCGGGCGAGGGCCTCGGCCGTGATGAGCACGCCCTGGGGCGTGTCGGGCGTGACGACGAGGTCGGCGCCGAAGGCGTCGCGGTATTCCTGCTGGACGCCGGAGAGGATGTCCGACGTCTGGGGCAAGATGACGCCGGTCGCCGCTATGTACTGGTAATCAGCCATTCACCGTCGTCTTTCCGAATGTCGTTTCGATGGTCGCCCGGTAGGACAGGACGCCGCCCGTGCGGTCGACCGTCAGGTCGGACACGGCCAGGACGCCCTCGACGCCGAGCAGGGTGTTCAAGAGGTATTGCCGCCAGAGGGCGAGGTTGGGCGCGCCCGTCCACACCGCTTGGAAGTTCGGCAGGCCGGAGGTCGTCGCCAGCACCATCTCGCCGAGCTGGGCCAGCGATGCGGTCTGGCACGCGGCCGCCACGGCGTCGCGGCCGGAGAGGACCGCGAGGTTTCCGTCGGGCGCGAGGTAGAGGTCGTGCGACGAGTCGGAGAGGCCTAGAGTTCGGGTCATGGTTCAGCTCCAGGCCGTGCCGTCGTAAGAGGATGGGGCGTGCGTGTCGAGGTTCCAGACCACCATGCCTTCCCTGGGGGATGGGATGGCGTCGCGCTGCGCCTCGCTCATGCGGGGCCAAGGCATCGCCGCCTTGGCGGTGGATTGCACGTCGAAAATCGCGTTCTCGTCGGGCGTCCCACCAATCCCCACGCCCGAGGGGGCGTGCATCTCGATCAGGTCCTCGCCGAGGGCGATCCGCACCGAGCCGTCGAGCGACTGGAACACCGCCCTGGCCGAGTCTTCCGGGGCGATCGCCACGCCTCGCATCATGACGTCGGGGATGAACATCGCGTCGGAGAAGCTGTGCATCCGCCGGGTGTTGGGCGGCGATGCGGACCAGGTCTGGCGGAACAGCGAGATGTCGCGGTCGTTGGCCTTGATCCAGCCGAGGTCGCCGGAGCTGACCGGGAAGCTGAGCACGAAGCCGCCGCCGCCGAGCTGGAGGACGGGGACCTCGGCCACCTGGGCCCGCTGGACCACGACCCTGTCGGTGGTCACCGAGGCGATCAGCGGCTGCACCTGCGCCACGTTGCGGGCCCGGTCGTAGGCCATGACGGCGGCCGGGAGCATGTCGTCCCAGCGTTGCTGCGTCTTGGTCAGGAACAGGCGGAGCAGCCCCGCCAGCGAATCGACGTCGGCCGGGTTGCGCGACGGCGGAGAATTGCGGAAATCGGTCATCCGTCCACCCCTTGATAATAGGCGAGGTTCGAGCAGGCGAGCGTGTACCAGAAGGGCGTCTCGCGGCTGGCCGCCTCGAAGTTGAGCTGCACGACCTTGTAGGAGCCGTTGGCGGCGGGGTTGAGCTTGCTGACGATCGTCACCCCGCAGCCGACCTTGATCGCCGGGTCGATCATCGCGCGGACGACGACGCCGGAGTCGGTGACCTGCGGGATGCCGACCATGCCGGTGTCGGCCGAGATCAGGACGTCCGCCCCGTCGCGCAGGGCGTCGTGGTCGAGCACGACCAGCGTGGAGCCGTCCACGAAGGCGTCGACGTCGCCGGCGAGCGCCAGCTGCTCGATCTGCCTCTGGGCCGAGCCCGAGACCGACCAGTTGGACACGAGCTTGCCCGCCTGCCGGGACTGGAAGCTCAGCTCCAGGCCGTTGGCCCGCGCCACGTTGGAGGCGAGCCGGTCGAGGGCGGCGAGGCCGCCCGCGTTCGACCCGGCTATGACGCCGGTGAGCAGGTTGTTCGTCAGCGCCCTGAAGGTGATGCCTATGTCGGGGGGCTGGGTCATCCCGCCCTGGAAGGCGTAGCCCTCGTAGAGGCGGAAGAGGCCGGTCGACTCGCGGCCGACGTCGAGGGCGATGTTGATCGGGGTGCGTTCGACGCCGGGCCGGGCGAGCGGGGAGGCCTGGGTCAGGATGTAGTTCTGGGCTTCGCGCGTCAGGTTGAAGACGCGCACCTGGGCCTCTCCCTGGATGCCTCCCGCGTATTTGCGCCCCGAAGCCTGGATCGCGAACTGCTGGTCGAACGACTGCGGGCCGGAAGGGAGCTGGACGGTCAGCCGCATGAGGCGGCCGTCGAAAGCCGAGGGCATGGGCCTTACGCGTATCCCTGCGGGGCGAACCGCAGCGGGAGCGCGGCGACGGGGTCGAAGTCGGCCGCGGTGACGGGGGGCGTCTTGGGCGAGCGGATCGCGGCCAGCTCGGCGGCGCCGATGTAGATCAGGTGCTGGCTGACGTTGAATTTCGCGTAGTCGGGCAGCTCGAAGTCCTGCGTGGCGAAGAAGAAGTTCCCCGACTCCTCGTATTCCGCCTGAAGGATGAACGACCCGGCGACGGCGCGGGCGTTGTCGACTACGGGGGCGCCGTCCCGCGACAGGCTCACGGTCATGACCCCGGCCGCCGCGCGGATCGCGACGTCCCAGGTCGCCCCGTCGAGGATGACGGTGAAGGCCTGGTTGGGCAGCGAGGCTATGGGAATCTGGAGCATCAGAGCAGCCGGCCGAGGTCGGCGTAGGAGGCGATCGATGTGGCCGCGGCGAGCGCCTTGCGGCCGAGGACGGCGGCGGATTGCAGCCCCCCGCTCGCCAGGTCGAGGTTCGCCGGGTCCGCCGGGGAATAGGTGGAGGCGCCGGGGGCCAGCAGCACCTGCTTCAGCCGCAGCAGCATGGCGATGGCGTCGTAGAGGTCGGGATTCTCCTCGTGCGGCATGTCGGCGATCACCATGTTCAGGTAGACGCCGGTCTTCGTCTGGACCGAGAGGTTCGTCGCGTTCGCGAAAGCCTGGCGGATCTGCGCGTAGGTCGACCCGTAGAACTGGACCGGGATGAGCAGCGAGAGGTCCACCTCCACGGGGTTGATCACGTGGTGGTCGGCGATGATCACGCCGTTCTCGGCCGGGTGCTCCATGATCCGCGAGGTCTCGCGCACCGAAGCCTTCATGGGGCGGGCTTCGGCGAAGACCTGCGTGAATCCGTCGTACACCGCCACGACGTCGACGTTCGAGCCGAGCGCCAGCAGCTCCAGGGCGGCCGCGAGGTTCGAGGAGAGGGCGGCGGGGATCAGGGCCATCAGTAGGCGACCCCGTCGTCGATGTTGCTCATGGCGGACCTCAGGTGGGAATTCAGCTCCTGGCCGATCGCCGCCGAGATGCCGGCGGCGTCGGTGGCCTGGGTGTGGACGTTGATCTGGTCGATCTTCACGCTGGCGGTGGACCCGCCGGAGGATGACGCGTTGAAGGGCGCGGAGCCGGCGATGTCGAGCGCCATGCGGGCGCGCCGGACC